GCATTCGTAAGTAGTGCTATACAACATTTAAATAATAGAGATATAAAGGAATAAAGATATGAAATTAAAAGAATTAGCAACAAAACCACAATTGAGTAAAATTGTATTAGACGATGAAGATATCATTAATGAATACAAAGAACCACTAGAATTCTATGTTTACGACAAACAACCATTAGCAGAATTCGTTAAATTTTCAGTAACAAGTCAAGAAGATCAAAATTATGGAGAAATGATAGATTTCTGCAGTGATATGATTCTGGATGAAGCAGGTGAAAAGATAATGACTGATGGAGAATTGTTACCAAACAGTATTTTAGTTAAGTGTGTTAATGAAGTAGTAAAGCAATTGGGAAAGTAACAGGCAGTACTGTAGATGAAAAGACACCTGAAACACAAACGGCAATAATGATAGATGCACTTGGTGAAAGATATGGCAAATTACCAAGTGAAGTATTAGACAAGGGCAGTACATTTGATTTACAGGTGTATGATATAGCGGTGTCTTACAGGAACTGGTTAAATAAAAAAGCAACTAGTAAAGACCCTAATGACATGTATGACCCTAATGATTTAACAAAAATGATGAATGATTTTAAGGATAGTAGAAATGGCTAAAGGATTAAAATTAAATAAAGCAGACTTAAGACGTTTGCAAAATGATATAAACAAGGCTATATCTACATCTATGGAAGATACATTTAATTACTACAAAAAAGAAACACCTAAAAAAGGTGGTAATGCTAGAAATAAAACAAAATTTAACAAAAGCCGTAACAGTATAAAATCAAATTACGATTACGCAGGTAGGTTAGACAGTGGTTGGAGTAAACAATCACCTAAAGGGTTTACAAAACCTTCTTTGAATTTCTTAGAAAACACAATTACTAAGAAATTTAAAAGAATATAGGAGTAGCAATGGCAGACATAAGAGCGTCATTACAGTTAGATACAAGAAAGGCAGAAAAGAGTGTAGACCGACTAGGTACGGCTATAAAGGCCCTAGCAAGTGCGGCCGCAATTAAAGCCACATTAGATTTAGCAAACGTATTTCAGAATTTAAACAACAGATTACTAGCGGTAACAGGTAGTACTGATGCATATAATCAAGCACAAAAAGACGTTGCCAGTATAGCACAAAGTACAAGAAGTTCATTAGCCGCAACAGGTGATCTATATGCTTCTCTGACCATCGCTTCTGAAGACTTAGGACTAAAACAAAGTCAAGTAGCAACTATTACAGAAACATTCTCTAAGACCCTTAAAATATCTGGTGCTGAAACAGGTGCGGCGGCTGGAGCCATGGTACAGTTCGGCCAAGCATTAGCATCAGGTGTCTTACGTGGTGATGAATTTAACAGTATTAATGAAACAAACAGTAAGTTCATGGGTGAATTTGCTAATATACTGGGCGTAACACGTGGTGAGTTGCGTAAATTAGCAGAAGAAGGTGTTTTAACAGCAGATCTAATGGCTGATGCCACACAGATAATGGCCGCTAGTGTAGAAGCAGACTTTAGTAAAACAAATTCTACTATAAGTGAAGCATTTGGACAAATACAAAATGCTATAACTGGATTGTTAGGTAAAGTCAATGAAGAAACAGGTGCATTTGATGGATTAAGTGCCGCCTTAATTGCAGTTGCAGATGCTATAAACAGTATTAGTACTAGTAAATTATTTGAAGGATTAGAAAATTTAGTATACGTTGGTGGGCTTTTATTAACTACATTTGGTGTTGGTAAAATGCTTAAAGTATTAAGTGGTGTGCAAGGACAATTTATACAATTAGGAGTAACCACTACAAAGTCAGGAAAACAATTAACAGCATTTAATATGATTGCACGAAATGTCAAAAGTGCTCTTACAGGTTTACTAGGTGTTGTAACTTTAGGTTTTGCAGGAAACAATGCAGGTGGATTTTTCGGAGCCATAGGTAAGGTTGTAACAAACGTAGGAAGAATTTTCGTAAGATTCCTTGGACCTTTAGGTGCTATAGTTGGCGGATTAGAATTATTGAGCTTTGCTAGTAGAAAATTAGGCGGGCCGGACTTTATGGCTGGCCCTAGAGAGGCCATTAAAGACTTTACTAAAGATTTATTAGGATTTAATGATGTAGCAGAAGAAACAAAAGAAGCAATAGAGTCTATGGCTATAGATCCTATGGACCTAGTTCCTGGTAGCAAAGCACATTCAGATTATTATAGTGCATTTGGTACTGAAGGACCTATGGGCCTAGAGGGTCCTGAAGTTCAAGCAGAAAGAGACAAAAAGGCATTAAGAGAAAAATTAAGATTAAAACGTGAGGAAGAAGCCATAGCACGTGAAGAGGCTCGTAAGGCAAAAGAATTAGCAAGAATTATTGCTAGAAATATAGAAAAAGCAAAAGAAGTAATAATCGATAATACTAAAGATTTAGAAATAACAAAAGCCAAATTATTATTAGAAGGTGAATTGTTAGGCCTTACTAAAGAAGAAAAAGAAATGAAAACCGCTGTATTTGATTTAGAGTCAGATCGAAAAGATGCTCTAGCAGATATACATGCATTACAGTTAGATAAAGATCCTGCTAAGAATTTGTTATTACAGTTGGAAAAAATTGCAGAAATTAATGACTTGTATGATGAACAAATAGAAAAAATAAAAGAGATTATTACAGCAAACCAAGAGGCGGCAGATGACTTTATTACTAGAATAAAAGAAGGATTAGAAAGTGCTGGTATTGGTGACTTTATGGCAACACTATCAGATGGGTTTGTCAAAGCAGTTGCTATGTTTGAAGACAGTCTAGCAGATGCTATTGTGCAGGGTAAAGCAGACTTTAGCGATTTAGGTGACTTCTTAAAACAAGTATTAGCAAAAGCAATGGTACAAAAGTTCATTACAGGACCTATTATGGGACTATTTGGACTTGCTAAAGGTGGACCAGCAAAAGCAGGACAACCATATATTATTGGTGAAGAAGGACCTGAGATATTTGTTCCAAAACAAAGTGGTGTAGTGTTACCAAATAGTTCTCTACAGGGTATGAATGCAGGAGGACCAGGTGTAATGGGAGGTGGCGTCACGAATATTACAAATATATCTGCAGTTGATACACAATCCTTCCAGACGGCTATAGCCAGAGATCCAGAATTTATATTTAACGTAAGCAGAGCAGGTGCTCGTAGAACGCCTGGAGGATAAGCAATGAGTATCCAAAGTCTTATAGATATTGCTTCTGAAATAGAAATAGACAGACGTGAAAATTATGCAGGTGTTATAAGCAGAAGTGGCAAATACAAAACATCAGATACAAATATAAATGTATTTAGGTTTAATGTATCGCCTTCACAAGGTCTAAAATACAGTGAAAGTCAAGCCCTACTAGTAGATTGTGATCAAACAAATGTACTTACAACAAGTAATATAAGTCTTAATAATAATGCAGGAATGAATTATTTAACAGCAAACATGCACGGGCAAACAAACAATGCTATAACAGTAGTAGGTTATAATGGCAGAGACATATATTTAGATACTACTGGTGCAACCGGATCAGGCCAATTGTTTCAAGCAGGAGACTATTTACAACCATTAGGAAACACTAACACTTATGCATATCCTTATACGGTAAGGCAAAGTGCACCTTTTAGTTCTTCAAGTAGTAATGTATTAGTTCAATTACATAGACCTATATTAGAGCAAGATGGTGTAACTATTATAGGCAGTGGATTAAGATTAGGTAATGATGTAAGATTCAATGTAAAATTAACAAATCCTGTGCGTTATACTGTAAATCCAGGAGATAATTTACAAATAGAACCTATTGAAATTGTAGAGGTAATAACATAATGGCAACAGTACCAACAGGCTTAATGAAATTGTTAACAAGACCTACTTACGTAGAATTTTACTTAAACAGAACACCTGCTAAAACATCATCTATGAGTGGTCATTATAAAACAAAAGATAATACAGGAACACCATATTATACATTTAAATTTGAAACGCATAATGGATTTCAGTATAGTACAGAAACAGGATTAAGACCTTTTATAGAAGATTTATATGCTAGAACAGGTACTGAGAACGAAGAATTAATTGCATTATTTGATGATGATACAAGTACATATGATTTAACAACTTATAATGGAACCCTAACAGAAACACAACAAAACGGATTAAAAGTAGTATCAGCGGTAACTGGTGGTTCAAATATTGTAGTAAATACGGCAACTGTAACAGGTACAGTAATACCCGGTCTATTGTTTAAAAAAGGAGATTTTATACAACCTCGCGGCCCTGCTGAAGGATATAGATATCCATATCAGGTAACAGCAGACGTTACATACGCCGCATCAAGCAATATAACAGTACAAGTAAACAGACCTATAATAGCACAAACCGGCATAACATTTGGTGCAGGTAGTGGTCCTTACTATAGTGGTGGGTTAACCGCAGGTAAAAATGTTAGGTTTAACACAAAGGTAACTAAGTTACCAACATACAGTATTGTACCACATGATAGAGTACAATTTAATGGAAATTTTGAGATGGTAGAGGTAATTTTATAATGGCTACAACAATAACATCAGTACAAGGTACACATATAAGCAGTTGTTTACTAATCAACTTAACACTTGATGCAACAACATATTATATTAGTAGTGCATATAAGCCTGTAACATACGACGGCAATACTTATACGGAATTAGGTTCTCTACTACAAGTATCAGATATTGCAGAAGACGTAAGAACAACAAATGGTGATATAAGTGTTGTACTAAGTGGCGTACCTAGTGAACAAGATTATTTAAGTCTTATATTATCCAGTAAAATAAAAGGTGGAGAAATAAAAGTATTCAGAGGATTTTACAATACTACTACACATGAATTAGATACATCACAAGTATACTTAAGATTCAGTGGGGTAATTACTAATTTTGCAATATCAGAAGATTTTACACCAGCAGTACAATTAACAAATAGTGTTACAGTAACATGTGCAAGTATAAACAGCATATTAGAGACTCGAATAAGTGGACAAAGAACAAATCCAGCAGATAGAGCCAGGTTATTTGCAACTGACCAAGTATTTAATCGTGTACCAGAACTTTATAACATATCATTTGACTTTGGTAAAGAATATAAAGCAGGTGGTGGCGGTTACGGAGGCGGTGGAGGCGGTGGTGGCCGTGGAGGCGGCGGCCGTAGAAATATATCGGATCAAAGATAATGAAAGTACGCAACGCACAAATAAAAGATTATGATGATATCAAAAGATTAATGATAGACTTTGCTAACTTCAATCCAATTGAAGACTTACATACTCCTCAGTATGACTTTATGCATGTTAACGCAGTAATTGATCACATACTAAAAACAGGTATTGCTTTAGTTGTGGAAGAGAATGGAAGGGTAGTAGGAATGCTTCTAGCGACCATACAAGGAGATTTATGGTTGCCACATGTCAAACGTATGACTGAAGTTGCATGGTGGGTAGAGGACGAATATAGAGGTACAAGTGCAGGAGCAAGATTGCTCAATAGATATATTGCAATTGGTATAGAAGCCAAAGACAAAGGTCATATATCTACATTTACACTAACTACATTAGCAACAACACCAGACTTAAAATTAGAAGACAGAGGCTGGGAACCAATAGATTTTAATTGGGCATTTAGAGGTTAAACATGGCAGTATTTACAGCAATAGCAAGTGCAATAGTAGGAGCAATAGGATTAACAGGTGTTTTAGCCACAATTGCCACATCAGTTATAGCAGGTGGACTTGCTTATGGTACAGCAAGAGCATTAGGTGTATTTGAACCACCTAAAATGGATAATAGAGACCCTGGAACAAGTATTCAGTTACCTCCAGCCACAGATAATAAATTACCAATACTATATGGACAAGCATTTACTTCAGGTCCTATATTTGATGCCGCTATAAGTAATCAAAACAAAACAATGACATACTGTATTGCACTTTCAGAAGAAACACAAACAGGAACATTTAGTTGCAATCAAGTGTTTATGAATGATGTAGAGTTAATCTTTACAGGAAATACAGCAACAAGCCACAGAGATCCTAACCAAAGTACAGATGTAACTTATAATGGTAAAGTTCGTGTAAACATATATCAAGGCGGAAGTAGTGGTAGTGATGTAATATTCCCTACATCAGGAACAGGTAGTAGTACAGCCGCAAGTGCTATTGTGCCACATTGGGGAGTAAATCATACAGCAAATGCTATGGTATTTGCAGTATTGCAAGTAGATTATGATGCTGAAAACGGATTAACTGGGTTGCCACAAATGACATTTAAGATGAATAACAGTCTTAACAATCCAGGTGAAGTATTGCATGATTACTTAACATCAGATCGCTATGGTGCAGGATTAACAACAGCACAACTAGATGTACCTACATTTACAGGTACAGCCAATACACAAATGAAAGGCTATTGCAATGAACTAGTAAGTTATACTAATAATAGTGGTGCAAGTGCCACAAACGCAAGATATCAAATTAACGGAATGTTAAGTTCCTTTAATGCATGTAGTAATAATATTGATGAAATATGCCAATCAAGTGCAACATTCTTTTCCTTTAATCCTAAAAAGGGTAAATTTGCCGCAATACCAAACAGGGCTTTAAGCAGTACTGAATTGGCTAATTGTTTAGTATATAATGACGATAACATAGTAAGCAAAATAGACATAAGCAGTACAGAGTTATATTCATTATATAATGGATGTGAAGTATCGTTTATGGATAATACTAGAAAAGATCAAACAAACACAATTAAAGTTACTACCCCTCCAGCAGATAGAAATTCCAATGAGCCTGATAATACTTTAAGTTATACCTTAAATATGATTAACGACAATATAAGAGCAGAAAGATTAGCAAATATTGATCTTAATCAAAGCAGGGTCGGTACAGTTATACAATTCAGTGCAGATTTTAGCGGTATACAAACAGACGTAGGTGATGTTATAAAAGTAACAAATAGCCTTTATAGTTGGACAGATAAATTATTCCGTGTTATGAGAGTAACAGAAGTGCAAGGTGAAGCAGGTATGATTACAGCACAAATATCAGCATTAGAATATAGTGCAGATTATTATACTGTACCCTCAGTTACAGAATCCAGTGCTCCTAATTTTCCTGACTTACCTAGATTACCAATTATAGGACCTATCTTTATTCCTGGCATATATGGTGGCAGTTATGGTAATGTAAGTGCATTACCTAGTGAAGAATTTGGTAACGTAATTGTTAATGATGCAATGAAAACGTTTGGCGCTGGTACACAATTAGTAGATAACCCAGCGGCAAATAATACTGTAACATCAGGTACTGGTACATTTTTAGATATTATACCAGAAGAAAGTTATGATATTACAGGTGCTGATATAGGAGATTACGAATTATCAGCAAGTGCAACTTTAGGCGGTACTGTAACAGGTGCATATGATGTTGGATTTAGATCAGCAGTAACATTAGAATTTGCAAATGCAACAAATACAATAGTACAACCATTATTTGGTAACAGCGGACCTATACTAGGATTTGATGCGGCTCCACCACCTTTAATTAGTAATACAAAGGTATCTTTAGATCCTACAAGTTATGCAGGCGGGTCAGCAGATATGAAGCCTACAAGAGCAAATATAAAATTACAAGGATTTACAGATGTAGGAACAAGTGCTCCGGCACCTCGATCCTTTGCTAATATGGGATATGAATTCTTAAGAGTTACAAAAGGTGAGAAAGAATAATGTATAGAACATTTTATTACAAAGATACAGGTAAGTTAATTATAAGCAGACGTATGAACGACGATGCAGTTGCAGAAAGACTTGCACAACATACTGATCAAGCATGTTTAAATGTTGCATGTACAGAAATAGACAAATATCAAGTAAATTTAAGTTCATTAGAATTAGAAGCAATTACTATAACTGAAGACTTTCAACATTGGTTAAGAATACGAAGAAACACAGAACTAAAAATGTGTGACTGGACGCAGGCCGCAGATTCTCCATTATCAGACACAAAAAAGACAGCATGGGCAACTTACAGGCAACAACTTAGAGATTTGCCTGTAACTTTCCCTGATTTAACAAGCAGAGATCAAGTAACCTGGCCAACTAAACCGGAGTAATGTATGAGTAGATCAAGCACAAAAATAGGTTTCTTTAAAAATAAAAATAATGCAGGCAATTCAGCAGTATCATTTACACCTACCTTTGCGTTTAATGAAAGTGTGGCTAATGCAAATTTAACATATACTTGCAACCTGTCAACAAATTTGCCTAATACCGCTATAAAATATAATATAGGCGGAACAATAGACGATACAGAATTCTTAACAGGTAGTGTAAGAAGTGCTAATATAACTCTAGATACTAATGGTAATGCTACTATATCATTTACAGCAAATACGGCAATTAGTAGTGATGCTAGAACATTCCGTTTAGAAATAATTAATCCAAGTAGTAATACAATAATCGCAAATACTAATTTCCATACATTAAGTGGTTCTTTAAGCAATGGTATACAAATTATACCAGCCGGTTCCAATACATATCAACAAAGTGAAATAACAGTTGGAGCAACAGTATTTACTTTATACGAATTTAATGCTAATGTAGGAACAGTATCAGGCACAACAGCACTACAAGGATATGACATTAAAAGTGTAATTGCAAATGGTCCTGTTCTAGACGTATTAACCGTAGGCGCAGGAGGTGGTGCGGGTTCAAGCGGAACATTCTCCGGAGGTGGTGGCGGAGGCGGAGGAGGTGTATCATATTATACTAATATAGTATTACCAAATACTTCATATGACTTTACATTAGGTATAGGCGGAAATATAGAAACATCTGGCGGTGATTCATTCGTAGCGGCAAACATACTTGCAAGAGGTGGTACTCAAGGTACAGGTATATCATCTGCAAATATAGGTGGCGGTGGTGGTAACGGTGGTGGTCATAATACATTTAACGGCTCTGGTAATGGTACAGGAACAGTTATACAAAGAGAAGGAGGCGGTGGCGGCGCTGGTTTTGGACCACAAAGTAATGGTACAAGAGGATTCTCTAGCCGGGTAGTTCCTTCTCCTTTAGATAACCCAGAAGGAAAAACAGGTGTAACTACATTATATGCCGGTGACGGTGGTGACGGGCTAACAGCAAATATTACAAATAATTTAGTTACGTACGGTGCAGGCGGTGGCGGACATCAAGGTGGTGCTTTAGGTGGAGCAGGTCGCACAGAAGTAGCAAGTATAATTGGTAGTGCAACAAATGCCAGTGGTATAGATGAAGTTGATATGGTAGATCCTAATTTTAATATATCAAGCCTTGACGAACCTATAAGAGCAGGTAAATTTGAACCTTTTGATACTGCTATAGGCAATAATGATGCTTTCTTAACTTTTAGTAATAGTGTAACAGGAAATTCCTATTATTTAAAAGCAAATGCATCTAATAGTCAATTTAATGAAATGTATTCCTCGCCTAACTTATCTCCTGGTACTGCTAGTCAAAGTGGATTTACAGGTCAAGTGGCTGGATCTAATAACGGTGCAGATATATTCGTAGATTATGCTTCTGGTGTCAACGGAGATGGATTCGGAGGATTTGGTTCTGGTGGTAATATAGTAGCAACTATTAATTCAATCGCAGGAAAAGGTATGGACGGAGTAATTTATATTAGACATCCTAAAAACGGAAACAGACAACTAGCCCTAAATTAACAAATTAGATAAATATAACAATAATAAGACTATAATGCGGACTCGCATTTAGTAAGTTCCAATTGGAGGCGAAACAATGAGCGGAAGACTCTTAACATTCTCACAATACCTACAGGGCGCAGACAACGTAAAAGTTGAAGAGATGTTCCCAAGTACACAAAAAACATTTACATATAACTACGGTAC